ATCTAACACGACCAGTTCAGCCGTACCTCTGTAGATGTTGTTGCTGTTATCATTAAATTTGTCCGCAGTGAGCAGCGTTTTAGCCACGTCTTCTTGAGCAGGGGGCACGACAAGCACGGTTGGGCGTACTTTTAAGCCCCGACCATCTTCATCTTTTAGGCTACGCATGGCGGTACGGGCTTTACCATAGCTAGCTTCCGCTGCCGCACGACTGGCAACAGATAATTTAGCTGTACCAAGGTTACTGGCTTTGCCCGCTTTACCGTTGACAGTCACAGGGTGATCAGAACTAAAGAAAGGCTTACCGTCATAGCACAGGTTGGTATCACCATCGTTGAGTAGGGCAGCGACCATTTCATCAGGTAACTGTGCACCTGACCAAGTGGCTTGTTGCACCATGTTTGAGTATTGCCCGATATTGTCATCTTCGATGTCATCACGCAGTACTTCAACGGTGGATTCATACGATTTGTTGGGGATGGTGTAGCCTTGGGCTTCGAGTTTATGGATGACTTTGTCACCAATCCACTCACGCATCTTGGGAAATTTACCCAGCCATGCATAAGTGTTTTGGGCAGAACCAGATGACACTTTCATCGCCAGTTTTTGCCATTGGGTTTCGGTTTCTTTGAATGCCGTGTTGAAGGTCATGTTCAAACCAGCGGCAATGGCTTGTAGATTTTCACGAGTTAGTTGCATAAATTTATTCTCTTAGATTATGTCAATATTTACGAATTAAGCCATCACACCCGTCGGTGTACCCATCACTTCTACCCAAACGTGTGTGCCACCATCCAGCCCCATCATCGTACCTGCAATGAGTTTACCTTGCGTGGCTTTACCCACTGTACCATCGCCTGTGATAGCCACAGGCTTACCGATATCTGCTTGAGTCAGCGGAGCAGCGGCATCATTGGCGAGCATAAAGTGACGGTTACGCGTCACCGCGATATAAGCCGCACCGTCTGCGCCTTGAGTATTGTCAACATCATGCTCAGCACGACCAAAAAACAGTTTGGCAGTCGCATCATGGGCAGGCACAGCAAAGCCTTTTGAGTTGGTGGCGACCATTTGGCTTTCAGTAATGGCGACAGCAGTAGCCACCAACATGGGGATGCGAATACCTTCACGGTAAGGGGTCTGTTTCATGATTTTTCCTTAAAAAGTTATGAGAGGGGATGACGGTTTACGCCATTGAACTTGCTAGGTCTTTGGCATCAACACCCAATTGTGCCGCTACCAGTTTGACATCAGCAGTCAAGGCAACCGTTGTGGGGACAGTTGAGACTGGTTTACCTGCGGTTTGACTTTGAGTGAGTGCAGCGATTTTTGGTTGGCGGCTTAAATAGTCTTTAAAACCTTGTAGGTCTTTTTGGGCATACAGCATTGCCCACGACTCCTGAGCAGGGAGTAATTGACCATTAGATAACGCTTCAGCCACTAGCTCTTCGGCAGGGTCTTTTTGATTGCCTTGTAGCTTGGCGATTTCTTCATTCAAAGCAGTAACGACTTCAATTGGCACGTACTTTGATGGATCAGGTTCTTGTGCTTGAGCAGTTGCAAATTTTTCATCGACCTTATCAATTTCAGCTGATAGACTTGCCAGTAGTTTGCCGTCATCAAGCATCAAGCCTTTTGCTGTTGCTTTGCTTTTGATGTCTGCAAAGTTTTGATTGAGCGCGGCAATCGCTTGCTCTTCGGTTGTGGTCTCAGCCAAGCCAAGACTGGCTAAAATTAAAGCTAACAATGGATTCATGCTGTTTTCCTGTTGTTGAGGTTTGGTTTGTGGAATGGTGATAGCTGCGGTCAGGAGTGCAGGCTTTAATTCATCAAGGATAGATAATGCAGGGTCATTGGTAATCGCCACACTATGTAGTCCTAGCACTACGCCAGCTTTGTTGTACAAAACCACAGGCGACTTAAAGCGGTATTCGCCATTGTCGATATAGTCTTTGGCTTTAGCAGTGAACTCATAGTTATTGCTACACAAGCCCACACCATCGACATACAAAAAACTACCAGCCTTTAGCCAACCTGCCGCAGGCGCAGGCTGACCATTTTCTTTTGACAAGATAGTTTGGTGTTCATAATCAATCACCAAATCTTTGGCAGATTGATTAAGCGATGCCGCCAATGCCATGCCATTATCTTTCTTCATAATCCAAGCAGGTGCGTCAAATGGTCTGCCGTCTTTGGCTTTGACCGCATCACCTTCAGGGAAAATCAAAAAATGATTGGCTGGTACACCTGTTTGGCTTAGAGAAAGGGATAAGGCGGATAGTTTCATAATTAATTAGTCACTTATTTAAGTTTAGGGTCATTTAGATGGATTGATGGACTACATAACTACCTCCCACACCTTTCTTATCAAGAACCACAAGATTTGGCTTGCGCTTAGTGTTATCACATGAAGTAGGGTATATCTTGGCAAGAAACCAACTGAGAAATTAGGTGGCAAGTTTCCGAGTTTTAAAAATTATTCGATAAAATCCGATGAATGGTTATTGCATTATATATTCATGTATATATAATTATATTCATGTATATAAACACTACCAACGAGGCACTTATGTGTGAATGTGACCTAATTAACTATCACGATAACCAATCAAAGTCATTAACACAGGCAGATACAATGAAGCCAAGATTTTTACAAGGCACTGGGCGCCCACGTGCTATGATTAACCCACCAAGCCAACCAATGACAGGAGGTAAGTATGCCGATAACCGAGGCGCAACATCGTGCGACAGGCAACTATCGCAAGAAGACAATAAAAAAGGAGGTGGTGATTAACCCAGACACCCACCCAAAGGAAGCAGACTTCGTCGAAAACAAAAAATTCGATGGGTCGTTTAATGCACTTATGATAAAATTAATCGGTCAGCATATCGACCAATTAGACAATGACAACTCACCCAAAAAATAACTAAAAATCAATTTCGCTTTATAACGCCTTTACAGGCGTTTTTTTATGTCTATAGTACAAAGACATAACCGCGCTATTAGAATAAAATCTAACGTATGCCTAACGGGGTTTAAATGGATATTTGATAGCGTTAGCCAAAGCTACCTGCCAAATAACCATTGACCACCTCACGCACTACCAAAAATCCGTCATAGCTGATATCACCATTTTTATCTATTGGGATAAAAGGACGCGCAGGGATATTCCCCCACGGTATGGGGGATTTAGCAGTATGCCCATATTGACCCATCTTAGCCCCAAATTGATGGGTTGGGGCATACACAAGGTTTGTTCCTATGGTTGCAGTATCATTGGTATGAGTGGCTTTGATACTGCGTTTGAGTTCGCCAGTATCTTGTAATATCGCACCTGCACCGCCACGACGTCTAGCAATGGTTAAAGGCGATAACCCAGCCCACGCAGGACGCCCCCCAAGCTGGAAATTCATCATGGTTTCAGATAGTAGCGCACGGCTAATGTCTTCCATCAGTGGGGCAGTATGGGTCATGTGATTGGCGGCATTGTGTAATACTCGCTCAAGTTCACTTGCGTCAAAATTGATAGTCATGATATGCCTTGATTTTGTTAATAATAAGCCATACAATGCAAGTATGGCATTGTGTACTCAATAGGAAGGAGCTCGGTTAAGCTTGTCTTATCCGTGTAATGTGCGGTTCGAGTCCCACCCAATGCCACCTAATTTGTCGTCATTAACGCGTAATGACTGCCATTTTCGATATTCTCTATCGTATCTACCGTGATTGTCCGTATCACATTGCCTGTAAATTTCTGTTTTTCATTAAAGACATTGTGACCTTTGATGTTTTCATTCAAGCGCATGACTAACCGATATTTTGAGTTTGGCACATCAAAGATGAACACAGGATAATTTTTTTTGTTATCCCAATACAGGGCATATTTGCCTGTCAAATTCTCGACAATATTTTCTACCCAGTCTTGGCTATGGGTTTTATGCTCACGAGCCAGATGATGCAGACTAATACGGTCATGCAAGGTAATCACCGCTGTTTGTAGTTCAAAGTTTTTTTCACTTGCCAAAGCCTCAATGAATACACTGGGAATCACCCCTACATGACGAAATTCACCTTTGGCATATTTGGCATCAACGCCTTGCACCCATGTTTTCACTTCTTGATTAACTTGAGTTTTTATACGTGGCTGTGCCAGCGCTTGGCTCACCACACGACTGGCAAATTTTGGCTCTGCCAATATTGCCTTATCAAATAGCGTCTGCATGGGCAGTATCTTTGGTGCGTGATTAAAGCCCACATCTGTTTTAAACACCGCCCCATTATCCAGCTCAAACAGTGTCCGCTGGGCTTCCTTGCCATTGGGCAGTTCTACCACTTGGGTAGATAGCTTGCCCTCACTTTTGCTCACTTTGTAGCCGTAGCGGTCAATCTGTCCCTGTGTCAGCTCCACGATAGTACAGCGACAGTTATAGCCGTTTGGTGGGCTGATAGATGACCATGCAGGGTCAGATTTTTCCATGACCTTGCCATGCAAGGCTTTATGCGTTGGACGAGTGCGGTTATCCATGATGGCGGAATACATCACATAGCCGAATGGATCATCGTCACGGTCATTAAAGATAACTTGTTGTCGCCCTGCCTCATACGCCGCTGCCACATTGGTGCGATAGATGGTCTCAAGGCGGTGCTGTCCACCTGTGACGACTTTTTTGGCATTGCCTTGAGCATCCACATTGATTTGTCCATCGTACCAGCCAGATTTTGCCAGTACTTTATCAATATCCTTTGCCCACGCCTTATAGCCCTTACCCTCTTGCATGGCATCAATGATGCTACGCTGTACGGTGGTTGCCAAATCCACATCTACCATCTTAGCTACGACAAAGGCGCGGTCATGGGCATTGTCCAGCAAATCAGTATATGCCCAGCTGGCTTTTGGGAATTTTTGCTCAAGGTAGCGGATAGCATCTTGTGGCGGTGATTTAAAATCAAATCCAGTTTTAGGCATTGTTACCTCTAGCAGTCAATTGGTCATCTATGCCCATTGCGGTGCTGATAGCAATCATCTGGGTAAGCGATGCCAAAAGTTCTGGATTATCTGGCACATTGTCAGATAGATACCCCAAGGCTTCTTCAAAACTATCAAAGCCTTGCAGTTTTTCGACCATACCAGCCGTTAGATGCTGCCCAATTTGCTCCAGCATATCGTTAGATAGCAAAGCGTCAAGACCATTTTCTAACGCCATACGTTGGCTTTCTGCGGTAGTTTCCGCAGGGATAGCCGTATCAGTCGCTTGATTTAGCATAGCAATCGCTGGCAGTTGAGCGGTGAGTGGTGCTTGGTTGGTTGGTTGGTTGGCTTGCGCCATTGACAATACAGGCTCATCACCGCTGACCATTGGAATGCCAAGGCGTTTATGCGCCCAAGGGGCAGGTATTTGCATACCAATACTGACCAGTTTCGGCAGGGCTTCAGAATACACCCCAATATCTTCCGTTTCTGCCAAGTCAAAGACAAACTTCGGATAGCGACGTGGCGATACATTCGGATAGTTAATCCGCATCAATGCCCCAATCACGTCACGACTGATACTACTAGCAAGCTGTTTGGCATCACTGTCACGGATTTCTAAGCGTGTTTCGTCATGTACTTTGCCAAGGGCATTAGTTGATGACTTGCCATCGGCTTGACTGGTCAGCGTACCGCCCAAAATCGCTTTGGACTGCGACATCTCACACCACTTAATCATATCCATAAATGGGTCACTGCTACCCTTAGCAGCCTCTTTGAAATCAATCATCATGCCTTGTGGAATTATCCCTGCTGCACGGTGTCCGATTTCCATCACTGCCCTGAGCAAGGTCAATTTCTCCCCATCCGTAGCCCCAGCAGGATAAGTACCCAAGCGTAGCGGCAGCCCATAAATCTCAAGAAATTCTGCCAAATCACGCACACTGTAGTTTTTAAACACATACGACCATACCAACGCTCGGTGTAGTCCACCACGCACCAAGTAGCCCGATTTGGCTTTGTGGGTATGCACCAGCCACGCATTTTCCCAGAGCGGCTCATCATCACCCAAGCCATTACCCGCCAAGAGCAGCTCACGTTGATTAAATGGGTCAATGATAAACCGCTGCGGCACGTGCCACTGCATGTCATTAATTAGCCATACGTTACCTTCACGCACCCAGTGTAGCTCATGACAGCTAAACCCTTTACCAATTGCATCTAGGCTATCTGTGATAATGTCTTCAAAGTTTTCGATAATACCGATTAACTCACTGATAACTTCGGTATATTTTTGCTCATTAGCATCGGCATTTTTGGGGGCTTTGATTGACCAATCCAGCTTGGCAACTGTGCGTTTACGCTTGCTCATCTCAGCGAGCAGATGTAAGTCACGCTCTTCCATGTCTTCAAATAGGGCAAGCATGGCATTCATGTTACCTGCTTCAGCTTGAGTGAGTAGGGCATGGACTTTAAGTGGGGTGAGTCCGATGGCAGGGTGTTCAAACTCTGCACCGTAGGCGGTCATGCTGCGGTTTTCAGTTTGGCTTTGGGTGAGTTGGTCTTTGTTAAAGAGTTTGGGGATATTTTTTAGAGCAGCAATGGCGTTAAGGGGTTGGTTGTACCATGACATAGGGTATTCCTCAAGATTTTAACTTTGAGTTTATTGGTTTGTCATTAATTCAGTAATGTGGCATTATTCCGATTTATGCCGTTAGAATTCTGAGGGATATATGTTAGTTATTCTATTTTTAATATGGATTGTTGCTCTAGCTATTGGTATTTTGTTGGCTAATTTATTCAAAGCCAAGCAGTCACTTGTAATTGGCTTCATGTTAAGCATTTTATTTACCCTTGCCACTTTGTTGTTTTTCCCTAAAATTTTATTATTTGGTAAAGATGAACCATTACCACCAGTTACAAAACAAATATCCCCAATGCCTTCAGAACCTAACAAAAAATATTCACTCAATATGATTACCGCCATGCAAAAGGATGCTGAAAAAGTAAATCGCTACTCTAATAAATTTAGGGTAGAGGCAGAAAGAGCATTTGAAAATCATGATTTTGAAGGCATTAGTGACATTGATAGACAAATTGAACAATTCAAAAAATCCGTAGAAACGGGACGTGGTGAAAATGCTAAAGCATTCAAGATTTGTGATGATAATATTTTTGTTGATTTACCAAACTATACATTTGTAATGAGTGAGTTATCAACAGGAGCTAAAGACACTGAAAATGACTTTCAATTAACCAAAACCGATTACGAAAAGAGTTTTGAAGCCTGTAAAGATGTAGTCTATCGCATGACAGCAGAGCAGATTTACCAGAATCAATGATCAACAAAACCCCTGCATACCACCCATATGCCAATCATCAAACATATCTTGCATATTTTTTGGCACATCACTGGGGCTTGGTGCAGGCGTCCATGCCATCGTTGCCATCGGCATGGTACTGGCATAATCACACAGTAAATGCGCAATGCCTGAGTCACCATGCCTTTTGTTATTGCCATCTTCCGACTTGGTACGCTGCTCAGGGATTTTTGCCACCCCTTTGACCTTACGAAACAGCAAATGGTCATCACGGATGTCTTTGTTGGCTGGCATATTTTCAATCATGCCATCTTCAAGACTGGCTTTAAAGTGTGGCGTATGTTCACGGTACCACCCTTCAGACAACATCACTGCCTCGACACGCTCACCCCACTTGATTTGCATCTGCTCCGCCAGATAACCACCGTTACCTGTGGCATCATGTGCGCCTTTGGCAAAACGTGGCAGCTTATCCGTCACATGGTTTAATATCTGCTTTTGCTGATTATACGGAACTTTAATCATCTCCAGCACAAACGGACAGTAACGCTTTAGGTTCAGCCGTTGACCTTGTACCCACATCGATGACGCATCGCGCTTACGGGCAAAGTCTAGCCCATAAAAATGCGTATCCTGCGGTTGCAAGCCCACTAGCAGCGGCTCAACGGCTTCTTTTAGCCAAGTCTCTACCTCTGTAGTGCGTGCCTCTTCTGTCCACGTATCAAAGCCTTTGGGTGCAGTAAAGGTCACAACTTGCGACTGCTCATCCGCCAATTTCTCAAGTAGGGCGGTGGATAGCCAACGCCCAGAGCCTTGGGATGGGATAACATCAAGCTCCTCGTCGGCATCATCGCCATAGAAGTCATAGACTTCCTTGACCCACTTGGTTTCCTCATCCGCATCGTACTCGATACCACGCCGCAGACAAACGCGCTTGTACAGCCCATCTTTGACAGCTTCATGAAAGTCGCAGCGAAACACCGAGCCTTTGCGCTTACCACTACGAATCTCATTGATAAGTTCGTTAAACAGGTTCTCATCACCATTGTGCGTTGAGATAATACGGACTTTACCACCCCAAATCAGTAGTGCCAGTGCCGCCTTGATTAAGCCAGCAAGGTCTTCATGGAATGCTGCCTCATCGATGACCACCACACCTTGCTTACCACGCAAGTTAGATGGGCGACTAGATAGGGCAGTGATACGGTGCTTTGAATTAGGAAAGCGGATGGTAAAGGTTTTAATTTGCTTGTCTTCATCTTCCCACAATCCTTCTTCGATTTCGCTTGCCACATAATCAAACGAGCGTGCCCACATCGCACAGGCTTCGATGAACTCCATTGTCATGTCTTGGTTATAGCCGACATAATAGACGTTTTGCCCACCACTTTTTTTATCACTGGCAGCGATTAGCACATCATCGGCAGCCTCTGCCCACGTCAGACCAATACGACGCGATTTTTCAGCGACTTTAAGCTGGCTTTTATCCGCCACCCATGCCTGCTGATACGGCAATAGCACCGCAGGCGCAATGACGCTGGCAGTGCTGTCGAGTAGGGGTGGATTTTGTTTTTTCACTATTCCGCAATCCCCAAAATCTCTTTTCTAATCATCTGGACGGTATCACCCGATAATCCACCTTTTGACACGATATTTTCTACCGCATCTGCTGCCTTTTGCGCCTTGTCACGTACTTCAACTTGCCATTTTTTCTGATTGACGGACGCCGTGGTGACATTGGCAATGCCTTTACCTGCTTGACCAAACAGCTTGATACGGTCAGCAGGACTCATGGCGTTTTCATCATCTTCAACCACGGATTGAAAATCAACGAGCGCGTTAAACAGCTCGGTTTGTACCAACGACAACACCGCCTGACTACGCACATCCGCGTCATCAGGTGCTTGCTCGGCTATCATCATTGCCGCTTGTGTTGACGCTTGTACAGCCGCTAATTTTCGCTCTATCTTTTGCCCATAGCGGTGGATTGACGACTTGCTAATCTCATAACCTTGCTCACGTAGCCATGTTTCAAGGTCAACATAGCCATTAAAGCCATTATCAAACAGCTTATCATCTAACAGTTTCTTGATATCTGGCGGCAATCTGTCAATCGCGCTTTCACGTCCCATGTTTACCCCCTATCGCCACAAAGCTACAGCAGTCACATAACCAATCACAAAGCCAACAATGCCGCCAAGCAATACACCCACACCAAGCATTTCCATGATTTACCCCTGCCAGTATTTGATTGGACGAGCGATGCCCTGCGGACAATCACTGGTATATTCGACCACATCGACACCATCAGCCGTCAGGCAGCTATGCCAATGACCAGAGGGTTGACGTTGCACCTCAATCATGCCTTTTTGCTCCAAATAACCCATCTGAGTATGTAGCTCATTAGCGGTGGCGTCAGGATAAATTTCACGCATCACATCAAGCAGCAAAGTATCCAAAGCTCCGATAGGACGGGCTTTATCAAGGGCGTTAATTAAATGCCAACGCATACCTGCACGCCGAGTTTTCAGCAAATCTACACTCATGTTATTTCTCTTTAGCAAATTGGGTTAAGGTTGTCTGTACGGCATCAATCTTGGCTTCTACCACAGTAAACGAGCGTACAAAGTCTTCTTTGGCGACATACTCACGGGGCAATTCAGCTTTTAGTTTTAAGATTTCACGGTCAAGCTGGCGGATGGCTTCAGATTCTTTACTCATCTGGTCGCCCATTTTTGATAGTTCAGTCTTTAGCCCGTCATCACGGTCTTTAAGCGATGTTTCTATTCGCCCAAAAAAGGCTTTACCCGCCCCAAATATTGAGCCAACAATGGTGATAGCGAGCATTATCGCTTGGTATGCTTCAAGGCTAAATGTCATCGTTTTTCCTCTAGGGCAGTTTGGCATTTAATACAGCGTACTGCCCAAGGCACAGCTTGTTTGCGTTGTTGTCCGATTGGTACCCCACAGTCAACACATTCGGTATCATCTGTGGCTGCATGATGATTTTTTGCGATTTGTTCATCTAGCCATGCTTGTGCATTACTATTGGCTCGGTCTATCAAATCAGTCATTATCAACGACCTTGGTATCTGATTTGATAATGCCTCTTGATGTGTTAAAGCGTAGTACTGCATTGATTACGCCTACCACAGAGGTGAGTAGACCATAGCTTTCTGGACTCATGTATTGCTCAAGGGCAGGGGTGGCACTAGTAATCAAGCTTGCAAGGATGACAAAAGCGTTAAACCAGATTACTTTTGACTCCCACCAATGTTTGACTGGTTGGACTAGGACAACTTTAGGTTCTTCGTCAGTTGGTTTGGTAATATCTGCCATTGCCTATCCTATGCCAAAAACAATTGGCGTTCTTTTTGACGACGATTCAGCAAGCCTGATAAAAACTTACCACCCGAATATTTATAAGCCAGAAACGCATCAGCGGCGGCTTGTTTATCACCATTTTTGAGATGTTTAATCACACTTGATTTTGCCAGTGCGCCTGTACCGATGTTATAAGCAAGGCTTACTAGAGCATCAAACATATTTTGTGATATTTTCCCTTGAGCGATTTCGCCCCGTAGCATAAGATTAACCGCAGGGACAAAGTCACGATTAGTCACGTACTGCTTAAGCTCTGCTGCTTGTGGCTCACTAATCGGTGCATCACGAGGAGTAACCGAGCGACCATTAGGGTAGTAAGTATTACCATACCCGATTGTCCATACGCCTTTACTATCACGGTAAGGACTTGCACGGTAGGCTTCAAATTGCTTAATAAGGCTTGTGCCACTGGCGGATAATGACATACTGTCTTGCCAGTTATTAATTTCCATCAGCCATTGTTTAAGGTGGTCAGCCGACATGGTTTTGAGCAGTTCATTTGCGACATCCACTTCATTTTGTGATAGTTTTTTGTCGTTTTGCATGGCACGTAGCCAGTCAAAAAATTCTTTTTCAGTCATCTCTTAAGCCCTCGTATGCGGTTGATAGCATCATAGGCACAATCAATACTTAGCAATACGTGGCACAGTTCCGATTTTCTGATTGCCAAATTTTAGGCATAAAAAAACCGTTAGACGGATTCACTTCTAACGGTTTTAATGGCGATGATTAGTCAATCAAACAGCCTAAACTGACTTCTAGCATACACCGCATTAGCTCTATCTCTAATATCTTTTTCGATGATTTTGCGGATTGTTCGCACGTGCAGGGCAAACTTGGTTGCAAGGCGATTGGGACATTCACCAGATTTTGCCAAGGCAATGATTTGCTGATTGCGTTTGACTATTTCTGCTTTTTTGTTGAGGGGCACATTGAGTACTTGACCATGCCAATAGCGACATAGACGTTTTGCCGTATCGATGCCCAGTGACCCAATCAGTTTATGGTCATTTTTTAGGTTGTCGACATGGGGAATATAAAGTTCAGTACCACCAAACTCAGACACGATTATTTGAGCCGCCTCAATCCCGACTATCATAGCAATGTTTTCATAGGTGGTGGTGACTGACATGGACGCCTCTTGATTTTGTAAGATAAACCGTTAGAATTACTCAGTTTTTTAAGTTTTACGCTTTTTATTATACTCTAAAGCAGCAACAATACCACGCAATTCATCACCATTGCAGAAGCGCAAATCTTCTTTGTTATACATCTTTTTTGCCATACCTTTGGCATACGCCCAAGGGTAGCCACCATCAGCAAGTAATGCACCAATTTTATCCAGCATTGGCTGATTGTGGTTGACGACATCAGGCTGTGGCTCTTTGGGTGCAACGGTGAAACCTTTGGATTTTAGCGTGTCGAGTATTTTGCGTAGTTCTGGCATGGTGCAGTCTTTAGACGATGTTTTGCCCACGGTGTTGGTGAGTACTTCACGGTAAGTACTGTCATCCAATGCCAACTCATTTTTGGCGACATGAATTAGAGTAATGAGCTTACCACGCTCAATCTGGGCTTTGGTTTTGGGTTTTGCTGCCATCATTTTTCCTTATTTCACTTACAAAAAAGGCGTGTCAGGCTGGCTAACACGCCTTTTTTCATTAGGTAGTTTTATTCTGCACTGGGGTATGCGTTATCGTGTGCAAAATTCGTCCATTCTTTTTCGTAATGTTGTTCTTGCTTGGCATTAAAGCTATAGAGTTTCCAAAGTTTATTAAAAGCATTGTCACGGGCGACTTTTTTGCCAATTTCAGCATCAAAGTTGACAGGGCTAATACAGGCACTTTCGCCAACGACATTAAAGCCATTTTCTAGGGTCATACAGCATATGGTGACTGTTGTGCCTTCAAATTGGTGGTATTGTTCACCAATAATTTTGCTTTCTAAGATTTCGGGGGTAAGTTTGGTAGTATCTGACATGGATTTTCCTTTATTAGTTTGAAATAAGGGCGTATGCCATACGCCCCTACAGGGTTAGTTGAGATGAATACAGGTTATTGAACAGCGTCTTTAAACGCTTTACCTGCCTTGAAAATTGGGGCTTTTTTGGCAGGTATTTGGATGGCTTCGCCTGTAGCAGGGTTACGCCCTTTCTTTGCCTTACGTTCGGTGACTTTGAATGTGCCAAAGCCAACCATTGTCACTTCATCACCATTTACAAGGGCTTCAATGATGCCCACTTCTACAGCTTGTAGGGCAGCAGTCGCCTGTACCTTGGTTAAGCCAGCATCAGTGGCGATTTTTGCGATTAATTGAGACTTATTCATAACATTTTCCTTTAATCGCAAAAATC